AAAGTTAGCCTGTAATTGAATTAATAACAAAATTAGTACGTCTTGAACCGCAAGTCAAGTTAGCGAACAAATACATCAATGAACTCTGTGCTAACTGATTTGTTGCCCATTTAGAAGGACTTTGTCCGAAGTTACCTTGTGAAAGAACTTGAAGTTTTAAGTTCTCTGTATCGATTCCGTACAATCTGCCACTTGGACAGTCTGCATCAGCTACGAAAGGTAAATCGGCATAAAGTAATGTCCTAAAACCAGCGTCGCCGCTCTTTGTATTAGTATAACGTACATTAGAACTTAATGAGTTGTTATATAATGTAAAGATAGCTTTAGTTGTTACAATAAGTTTAGGTCCTTGTGTTCCATGAGTTGCATCCATTAACGCAGTATCAATAGCATTGATACCTTCATTAGCAGTTGCAAAACCTGTAACAGTTGTTCCGTAAATTACGTTTCTCCAGAAAGCCTGTGCTGAACCATTAATTCCACCAACAGCTACGGTTGGTACAGTATTAACAATTTCAGGTACAGAATCAAAGTCGTTATCGCCAGTTGATGTTTTCCAGATTTGGTCACTAAGAAGTTCAGCCATTGAAACTTCAGCTTCCATTCTTTTAGCGTTTGCGTAATCTAACAATTTCTCTTTACTACCAGCATTTTTAGCAATATCAAGTTCAGGAAGTACAATAGAACCACTAAGTACTTTGATTTCCCATTCTGACGCTGTGATAGGGTCAGTTACAGGAAGGTCAATAGTGTCCATTGAGCTTCTTGCTCCGAAACTTGTATTCTTTTGGTAAAGTAACTGATGGATAAATTGACGACCACCAGCTGATATCTTGATGTTACCCTTTTCTTTTAGGAAACGAGTAAGCGTAATATGAGTCGTTACGTTATCAAGAATCTTATTACCAAAGTTCTGTAATGTGGTAGCAATCAATGTGGTAAAATTTGTGTTCGGTAAAGCCATGATTGCTCCTTAGATTAAACTAAAGAGTTACTCTACTTCTGCTTGCTTAAAAACATCGTTGAAAGTTTCTTCAAACGACAAATCATCTTTTGCTTTAATAGCTCCAGGTGGTAAGGTTTTTGTTTCGACATTAGCAGCGATTTTCTCTTTAGTCTTTTGTTGTTTTACTTTTTTAACCTTTTCAACCTCTCTTTGAGCATTAGAATCGAACATGACTATTTTGTAAGCGTCTTCTAAGTTTCCACCAATTTCCTGAGCTTTCTTAACTACTTGTTTAAGCTCCTCAGAACCCTTCTTTACATCTGGGTGTGAGCTTAGAAACTGGTTAGCTGCTACTTTACCATATTCATTTCTTATAGCTTGTAGTTCAGCCTCTTTCTGTTTAGCAACTTCCATTGCTTCTTTTCTGGAAATCTCTTTGACATTCCTCCAAAACTCTTTCTCCTCTGGACTCTTTCCGGCCAAAGGGTCTTGCTCGACTTCTTTTGGTTTCACAGCATCAAACACTTGGTTACGAAGCTGTTTAACCTCATCCTTTAATTCATTCTTCTCATCTATGAGTTGTTTGAATCTTGGATGCTCATTAAAAGGTACCTCCTCAGTAGCTTTTTCCGAGGTTGCTTCCTCGTCCTGAGTTTCTTCATCTGATGAGGATGAACTTTCTTCATCTTGTTCTGGCGACGTTTCCAGTTCCAATTTTTCGTCATTTAATTCTTCTTGCATTATTTCTCCTGTTTTATCGTCTTAGGCCGACGAACCAGCTCGTAAATAGTGAGCTATTCTATTGTTACTCGTATATAATTGTTGCATCTAAACTGTTACCAGTTGTAACTAATGTTAGTCCATTACTGAATGGTACATTGTATGTCCACTCACCAATAGCACCAGATGCAGTTGTAATAATTCCAATAATAGTACCACTTCCAGCAGTATTATCATATATTGTTATGTTTGTACCTGATGTATTATTAAACATAATCTTCTGCAATACGCCTGCACCATACTTTAGGATATGTGTTGCCGCATTACCAGAAATATGATAGTATTGTGGGTTTGTTATAAGTTCACCTTCTCTTGCAATATAAGCACCAACACATTGTAGGTCAATATCTGTATTATTTGTCGTGTTAATGTTTTCAAATGTTATCGGTAGTGTTAGTGTGTTTGATAATCCTGCAGACCTTACGGAATGTAGTCTTATACCATCTATGTACCAGATACAACCTAATGGTGTCATTTCTATCTGCACTTTATAGAATGTATCTAATTCTGGTGACCAAGAATCTCCATAATTACCATTAAAACTTCCAGTACTTACAAGTGTATCTGATGCTGATTTTCTATATCCTATACTAAATGTTGTTCCTGATACTTGCATAAAGAACCCATCATTAGTATCATAAGCACCGACACGTCTTGTATTCCCTGCTACGGGTGCAGCTGTCATTGCCATCCCTGCATTAAAGAATTGAGCCGACCCTGTAACAAATCTTGCTCTCCTTACACTAACATACTTTGCTGAACTATTAATTGCCGCAGATGTTTGTAGAGTTATAACTCCACCTGCTTGTTCCACGCTTCCGTTTACAACTGTTTCTGTCCAGAAGTTTGGGTCTTTTGTTGTGCTATCAAACGCTGTTCCAACCAGTCTATATACAGGACTTATTGCTAATTCATTTGTAGGGTTTACCCAAACATGTCTATTTGTATTCTCTTTACCAGACAATGTTGATTGGCTTTTAAGTCTGCCATCAGAACTTAATCCACTTGGTAATGGTGTTGCGATAGGACAAAGAACTGCCTGCAATCTGAAGTATGTCGTTGTAGCATCTCCATCGTTAGTTACTTTCATTCTCCAATATGCTTGAGATGCCTGTACAGTTTCACCACGACCACCTTTAGATGCTATATAATCAAAACAATAACTAATATCCCAATTAGAGTTATCTGGTGATTCTTCTACACATACACTACAGTTCTGGTCTGTTTTTAAAGACCATTGTAAGCCAACAACACCAAGTGTTGTCTTGCCTGTGCCAGTAAATGTTGCACCAGAAGCTAGGTTGGTTGTACTAGAATTACCAGTATCAGCAATAACATTTTGTTCTAGTGATACTCCAAGAATATTACCACCACTACCACTAGAATGTTTTTCTATACCAGTTAAATCCACAGCTAATTGCCTATCATCAGTTACCTCAGCCATTACATTAGTAATCGGGTCTATTATACGTCTATCTTTTTCTGCCATTTATTTTACTCTTTTTACATGAAATTTAACTTCAGCTACAGGTTTTCCACGTGGTGTCATAGATTTAGCAGCTTTAGGATTATTATTCCTAGGTGTTAAACCAGCTATTTCACTAACTCCTTGTGACCTTGGCGTTGTTTTTCTTGCTTTTACCATTTCAATCTCCTTTTATTAAACGTAATCTTTATTTCTTTTCCAACCATCTTTCTTTTTTCCACCAGTGGAACCATCCATTACGATTCCCTTACTATCCATGTGTTTCTTTTTTTCATCTATATTGTTAAAAGTCTTGCCTAGCTGCCTATCATGGTATGGCTTACCATCTTCAGGAAACCATATGGGCGTTCCTCTAGCATCTTTGACTGTACTATGTTTAACTCCGATAGAACCAGGAGTGGATAACATTTTTTTACTTGCATATCCACATTGTGGGCAAGGCGTGTAATCGTTTCTTTGTGCCGCTGGTCTTTGTAACTCAAAAGTTAAGTTACATCCCATGCAACAATATTCGTATATCACTGTGCTGCTCCTATTTGATTAGGTATAGTTGGTTCTGGTTGTGCTGCCTGAGCCTCAAGCTGATTAAAATTACTACCAGCAGTTGTACCACCTCGTTGTTCTACGTCTGGTTGTATAAGACCTGTTGTACCTTGATTAATATTTTGAATTATCTTTCCACTATCAATACCCATTTCTGGGAATAATCCAAAGTATTTTTGAAGTATCTCACCTAAGTCAACCTTCTTACCTTGCTGTTGAATAAGTCCAACAACTTCACTGCGAGCAAGAATACTAAATAGATTCTCAAATGCTTTACGCATAACAGACATGTTAATCTTTTCAGTACTTCCAACTTCTATGTCAAAGTCATATTCACCTTCTTGCATTTTAGCTGCTAGTGGGCCACTACCAATCAACCAGTCATACTTAGGTAAGCCTGTTTCTTGGTCAATACCTTTAATACCATTGATTAACTGTAAGTCTTCTAGCTCTACGAACTGACGTATAACCTTCCATAGCTTACTGGACTGGTCATTAATAAACTTTCTCACACTACCTGTCATATCTGATATGCGGAGTGTTTGACCACCCTGTTCGATAGTAGCTTCAGTAGCTGAACCACTTTGAGATAAGCCTGTTAATTGTGCTCTAGTTAGCCCTGTCTGTACTGATATAAGACTTATTAATTGGTCTATTAATGCTTGTAGGTCTGCTTTAAGTTGAGTAAAGTTTAACTCTTTCATAGCTTCATCTGGATTCTTATTACACTCAACTAATGCACCTATACCACCAAACTCAAGTGCGTTCATACCTTGTTCTGTTAAAGAACCAGATTCAAAAGCTATTTTAGGCACATACTTATCTACCTGTTCTAATATGGAATCTACCGTGCTTGTAATTCTGTCTTGTAAATTTTTAATCTTGGTTATGTCACTGCGAGGATATAGGGCGTGTCCGTGTTTCTTTAATGTCAACATATCAAACTGAAAACCACCTAGCTTATATATAGACTTCTCGTGATAATGTTCACGCCATTCATCACTACCGTCTTTAGATAAGACTAGTAAATACCACTCACCATCGTTACGATAATGAATTTCCCATAGGTATACTGTTTGAAATGCCTCTATAGATGACATGTGGAGGTCTGACATATTAACTGTTACATCCTCTGGTTCCATTCCCTGTAGATGTTCAGTATTTTTATACTTCTTGTTTTTTTTCATCGAATCTACTGTCTTACGAAAACTATGAGCAACCCACATAGCATTATTTATACTAGTAGCTCTTGAATCAATTAGAAAGTCAAAAGGATTTACATACTCAAGAAATGGATTCTCAGATACAATTCTTAAATCAATCTCTTTACGTTCTGGTTCCTCAATTGGTTCTTTCTTTTTAAGTCCAATAGATTCTAATGTTTTATCAGTTAAGCTCTTTTTCTTTCTTTTAGCAGCTTCCTCATCTTCAATATCCATACCAAACTTTGTTGAGTACCCAACCTTGTACACACCGTAACCTAATACGTAAGCATCCCAGATAACCTTCTTATTTATTTCTTCTATGTCTAATGCTTTTCTATAGTAGTCAATAGTCTTACCAACTATAGGTGCGGTGTCTTCTGATTCTACCTTCTGTGGAACTACAACACTTCTTGGATTTTTAAAATATAAAGATGGCACTATGATACTTGTGATTGAATCAATGATATTGAGAGTGGTTAACCATTCCTCAGATGTATTTGATTGGCTTGTAAAATAATCAGAGAACCCACGTTCAAAGTAGTCTATGTTTTGACCAGCTTTTATCTTAGAGTTTTCTGTTCGCTTACCAAACTCGTCATCACGAAACTTCTCAGATAGCTCGATTTCTGCACGCCACCTTTGAACGTCTTGTATTTTAGCCATAAGTTTTTTATCCTATTGTTGGGTTAACTACAATATCTCCTGCCTTAACATCTTTAATAACTTCTTCAGTAGATTCAACTGGTATAATGATTTCTTTTTTTTCTTTTGGTTCTGGTTTTGGTTCTGCTTTTTTGTAAGCCATTTTGTTCTCCTTGTAACTATTGATTCTATTTGTTATGTTTCTAATTGACCTTTCGGTGTAATCTACATCATCCGTGACCTTCATGTTTGCTTTAATATAATGCGATGTACTGTCTTTTTCTCTCATTCCTGTATGATAAGAATTATGAACAAGTTTAACTTCTTTTCTTAATACTCAATGTCTTTTACCTCCTAAATACTTTAAAAATAAATTAGCCAAATCTTGGTCTGCACACCATGTGGTGTATCGTTCATTAAAAAAATAACCAATACATTCAAATGTTTCTTTGCTTAAAATAGGAAAACAGCAATAATTATGGTTATTTAGTCCGTCTCCAGTCATACAGTAAACTATTCTATCCGGCTTATCCCTTAAGTATAATTCTAATTCAGTATTTAATATCACATCCCAGAATTTAGTTTTAAATTCAACATCATCATTTAACGCCCAGATAAACTTACCTTTAGCTTGTCTTGCTAAAAAATTATAATAGTCTCTACTAAAGTTTGTTGACCTATCTACTGTATATAATTTTGTATCTAAACTTGGATATTTCTTTAAAACACTACGTATATCAGTGTCGTCATCCCTATCTCTAACTATTAATATCTCAACTGCCTTTTTATTGCTTGTTGTTTTATCTAAAGACTTAAGTAAGTTATCAAGTAACTTTGGTCTTTCTCTTGTTGGAAATATTAAGCTAAAATTCATCTATGGTAAAATGTTGGTTCAAATCTGTTTCTATATTTAAGTGGCACCCTACTTCGATTACTCTGCATCTCTCTAATCATATCTCGTTCCAAAGCCGCAGCACTTGTTTCTGGTGGTTCTTCTTCTTTAGGACTTCCACCTGTATGTAAAATATCTAAGTGCATAGCAAGAGATATAATCAAGTCATCGTGTGGTGATTTACTGCCATCTATTGTAAACTGTATCATCTGATACGCCAGCTCACTATACACTCGTTTAAGAGTGTTGAAATTCTTTCCAGGTAAATATATTTGTCCTCGTTCTTGGTATGGTTGCAGAGCCAGTACTCTAGCGAATGTTCTTTGTTTTGCAGAGGCAATAATTTCTTCAGTAGAGAATGGTTTGAACTGTTTGTTCTTGCTTTCTTCACTGATTGCTCTCCTAAGTTCGTCTTGAAGCATACCTTTAAAAAAGTTCTTCTCTATCCCTAATCTATCAAATCGCCACTTATAGTTTAACCTAATGATGTTATCAAGTATCATCTTAGGTTTAAAATGTTCATTCAGTGCGTCAAGTATATATATGTTCCTGTCTTTGTCTGTACCAACAACAGTAATGGCAGTAAAATCATCACCCTCTCCAGCTGGGTCTACAGTACAAGTAATAAAAAAGTTATCATGAAAATGAGCTGATGGTTCATAATATCTAAAGTTATCTATTTTAAATAATGCTGTTTCATCACTAACAGGATTATTAAGATAAAGGCAACTATAAATATAAGAGCCTTGCTTTGCCTTCTGGTAATCTAGGAAATTCCTATCTAATCCTATGCCTTCGTAGATTAGCTTACCATCCTCACCTACCTCATCAGCACCACGAATAAATGTTTCAAAGTCATGTGTTTCTTCGTTTTCTTTTAAGATACGACCATAAGCATCACCGTAATGCCAGCGTGTGCCGACTATAGTTATATCTCCACCTGGCTTAAGTAATGATAAGGACTTCTTGTAGCAATCATATACCTTGTCCATCTGTGCTTTCGTAGTAACATTAATATCCGACACAATATCGTCAAAGATAATCTTATCGTAGTGCATCCCTACTTTAGAGGTTTCAATACCTCCGGTATCTACGTTAGGTTCTTTATACGAATTCTCCCTTGGTCTAATGACAATTTGACTTTCGTTCCACTTCCCACTGTGAGGGTCAGTTTCCCATCCAACGAAATACTCCCTAAATTTCGAGCTTGGTGCGGTTCCTTCGACATGATTCTTAATATCTTGTAAGAAACCTTGGGCCTTTGTCGCATTATCTGAATAGATAAGTATTCGCAGGTTGGGGTTCTTAACGAGGTCGAA